CGGTAGGTGGTGTTGCAGTATCAACACTACAAATGTCTACAACATTAAATGGAGCAATAACAGATACTGCTACTACAATTAATTTAACTGATGGATCACAGTTCCCTACTTCAGGTTTTATTGTAATAGAAAAAGTAAATGCAATTTCAGGTTTGTTTGAAAACGAAGTTATACAATACACAGGAAGATCCACACATCAATTAACAGGCTGTACTAGAGGAACAAGTGCACCTTACAGAGGGGCTTCTCCTGAATCTACAGTTGCTGGATCTCATTCTAATTTAGCAAAAGTTTTTGGTTGTTATAAAGTTGTTTCTTTAAATGAAACATCGGTCCCAAGTACAGGTCAACCATCTACAACTACACAATTTGATGGTATAAATGTTATATTAACTAACACTGCATCAAGCACAGAAACAGGAGGTGGTTTCCAGTGTACAATTGGACCCATAAATGATAGAGGTTAATTATGTCAGGAGTTTCTAAATACAATTATACTACATTAAAACAGGCAATCTTAGATTATGCTGAAGTAGATGATACTGTTTTTACTACAACTATTTTAGATGGTTTTATAATGTCTGCTGAAATGAGAATTAATCAAGAGCTTCCTATGGATTCTGCACGACATGTTCAAGAAGGTACGTTAGCTGCAAACAATAATACAATTAATGCACCAGCAGGAGCTTTGTTTATAAGAGGTATAGAAGTATTTAATTCTACTTCAACATCCGAAGGTAATGGTAGTTGGTTGGAAAAAAAAGATCAAACTTATTTAACAGAATTTGTAGATAGAAAATTTGGTCCTTCTGGTAAAATACAATCTCCTACAGACACAGCTAATTCAGTAACAGGATTTCCTAAATATTATGCTATGTTTGGTGGCGCCACTGGTACAACAGATACGACTTCAGGAGGAATGTATTTAGCACCTACCCCTGACGCAGCGTATAAATTTAGAGTATACTATAATAAATATCCTACAGGTTTAGGTTCAGGAAGTGATGGTGTTGCCAATACTTATTTAAGTGATTATTTTCCACAAGGTCTATTATATGCTTGTTTGGTAGAAGCTTTTGGATATTTAAAAGGTCCAATGGATATGTTGACATACTATGAAAATAGGTATAAGAATGCAGTACAACAGTTTGCAGGTATGCAACTTGGAAGACGAAGACGAGACGATTATACTGACGGAACAGTTAGAATACCAGTTAAGTCCCCGTCTCCATAAATAGGAGAAAAATATTATGGCAATAACATCGGCAGTATGTAATAGTTTTAAAGCAGAAGTTTTACAGGCTATACATAATTTTACAGCATCGTCTGGGAATACTTTTAAAATAGCTTTATACACAAGTTCAGCTACTTTAAATAAATCAACAACAGCTTACAGTTCAACAAATGAAATATCTAATACATCAGGTTCAGCTTATTCTGCGGGTGGTGCCACGCTTACAAGTGTAACTCCAGCTTTATCAACTGATACTGCATGTTGTGATTTTGCAGACGTTAGTTTTACTTCTGCTTCATTTACAGCGAACGGATGTTTGATTTATAATGATACAAACTCTGACAAAGCAGTTTGTGCAATCGCATTCGGTGGAGATAAAACTGTATCATCTGGAACTTTTACAATCCAATTCCCAACAGCAGACGCATCTAACGCAATCCTTCGTATAGCGTAAGGAGTAACGACGGATGTCCGTTACTAGAACATTTACAGTAACGGTAGTCTCTACCGGCTCGGGTAATAAGTATTTTATTGATGGTGTACAACAACCCACAATAAGTTTAGCAGAAGGTTTTACATATAGATTTGATGTTTCCGACAGTTCTCTTGGAAGCCATCCTTTTAAATTTTCAACAACATCTGATGGAACTCATGGCGGTGGTAGTGAGTACACAACTGGTGTTACGACATACGGAACAACCGGACAAGCCGGGGCATACGTACAAATTGAAGTAGCCGCATCTGCACCAACTTTATATTATTATTGTCAGTACCACTCTGGAATGGGTGGACAAGCAAATACAGTAGATCCTGATAGCTATGGAATGTTAGAATGGAATTCTAACTACTGGGGTGAACAAGGTCCATTTGAAGTTTCTTTAAGTGGTCAATCTACGACCTCTAGTGTTGGTAGTGTAACAGCCGCGCAAACTGTAACAGTATCTCCAACAGGTGTTTCAGCAACATCTTCAGTAGGGTCTTTAACTATTAATACATTGAAAGAAGTATCTTTAACAGGGGTGCAAGCAACCTCTTCAATAGGTTCTGTAGTATCAGCTAATATTGAAGGTTGGGGCAGACAAACGTGGGGTAACTCTGGTTGGGGTGTAGAATATGCAGTAGAACCTACAGGTGTTTCAGCGACATCTTCAGTAGGAAGTATATCGCCTGCAGACGTAATGGGATTAACGGGTGTTTCAGCAACATCTTCAGTAGGAAGTATATCGCCAGCCGATGTAATGGGACTAACAGGAGTAAGTGCTACATCATCAGTTGGTTCTGTAGACGTAACTCTCGGAGTTATTCAAAGTATGACGGGAGTAAGTTCTACATCTTCAGTAGGTTCAATATCTCCTGCAGACATGACAATAGGTTTAACAGGGTTAAGTACAACATCTTCTGTAGGAGAACTTTCTCCTGCGGTTGTTGTAGGATTAACAGGAGTTCAAGCTCAATCAAATGTTGGAGATTTTGACAACGCAGGTACATTAGTTGGTTGGGGTAGAAATGGTTGGGGTGAAGAACCTTATGGAGATTCATTTAATAAATTAGTTCAGTTTTCAGCTTTACCAAGCATGACTGCTTCTGTAGGAACTATTGCACCTGCAGATGTCGTGGGACTAACAGGTGTTTCAGCAACTTCTTCTGTAGGAGCTATTGCACCTGCAGATGTAATGGGATTAACAGGAGTAGAAGCAACCTCTACTGTAGGTTCACTTGTTTCTGAAATAGGTGTCCCACTAACTGGAGTAAGTTCTACATCTTCTGTCGGCGCTATAGCTCCAACACAAATGTCTGTAGGTTTAACAGGAGTAGAAGCAACTAGTAGTGTCGGAGAAGTAGAAGCTACTAATACAGAGATAGCTGCACCGACAGGATTAGAAATAACTTCTTCAGTAGGTTCACTTGTTATTGAAATAGGTGTTCCACTAACTGGAGTATCTACTACTGCATCAACAGGTGCTATTGAACCTGCAGATGTAATGGGACTAACAGGAGTAGAAGCAACTTCTGCTGTTGGGGTCCTTGGTATATTAGGATATGGAGATATTGATATTACTGGAAATACCAGTTATAATGGTGTTGACGTAACAGGAAATACATCGTATACAGACGTAACACACGTAGCGTAGGAGAAAAAATTATGGCTTCAACTTATACACCTCTTGGTGTCGAATTAATGGCAACCGGTGAAAATGCCGGTACATGGGGAACAAAAACAAACGCAAATTTAAATCTAGTATCACAATTAACAGGTGGTTTTGCTCAAGTATCTATTGCAGGTGGAGCAGGCACAACAGCTTTAGACGTTGATGACGGTGCTTTAACAGGAACTGCTCAACAAAGAATGATTGAGTTTACTGGTAGTATTACTGGAAACAGAATTGTAACAATACCATTAGACGTAGAAACTTTTTATATTTTAAGAAATTCAACATCAGGTGCTTATACAGTACAATTTAAATATGCAACTGGTTCAGGAAGCAGTTTTACTTTTGCAACTACAGATAAGGGTGATCAAATAGTATTTGCAACAGCTAATGATGGTACTAACCCAGATATTTTAGATTTAAGTTTTGGTGATGTAACTCTTAATGGAACACAAACTTTAACAAATAAAAGTTTAACAGCTCCTATTTTAACAGGTAGCTCTAGTGCTGCAGGTTCTGTTTTATTTAAAGAAGATACTGATAACGGGACGAATGCGGTAACTCTTATTGGTCCAGCATCAACAGCGGACGTTACTTTAACGTTGCCAGCAGCTACAGATACTTTAGTAGGTAAAGCAACAACAGACACTCTAACAAACAAATCAATAGATTCAGATAACAATACTATTACAAATATTGTAAACGCAGACATAAAATCTAGTGCTGCAATTGCTTTTAGCAAAATGGCAGACTTAACAGCTTCTAGAGCTTTGGTATCTGACGGTAGTGGGGATGTCTCAGTAAGTGCTGTAACTAGCACAGAAGTTGGATATTTAGATGGTGTATCATCAGCTATTCAAACACAAATAGACAGTAAAACTTCAACAGGAAAAGCTATTGCAATGGCAATGATTTTCGGATAAAAAGAGCACAGGAGAATAAATTATTATGGCTAACCCAAATATAGTAAATGTAACATCGATACTTGGAAAATCAGTTCAAGCAACATTAAACACAACTCTTACAACAGAAATTTTAGCATGTGCTTCTGATAAACTTTTAAAAGTAAATAGTATTATCGTAGCAAATATAGATGGTTCTAGTTCTGTTAATGCATCTGTTTTCATAACAAAATCAGGTGGATCACCAATCGCAATTGCAAGCACTATTGCAGTTCCAGCCGACTCAACTTTAATTGTTTCAGATAAAAATACTACAATCTATCTTCAAGAAGGTGATAACATTGAAGCTGGTGCAAGTGCTAACTCAGACGCTACAATCACAATAAACTACGAAGAACTAGACGACGCGTAGGAGGTCAACTGTGGCTGATTTTGCATCTTTAGACGATAACAACATCGTACTTAATACGTATCATATAGCAGATTCTGATGCTTCAACAGAAGCTGATGGAATTGCATTTTGTGTTTCTTTGTACGGCGACGGTAATTACAAACAGTTTTGGAAAGACGGTTCTCAAAGAGCTCGTGGAGCAGCTAAAGGATTTGTATACAATGTTTCAAAGGACGTTTTTCATGCACCTAAAGCTTTTGATTCTTTTGTTTGGAGTGATGAAGATAAAGAATATGTTGCTCCTATGCCAAAACCCACAAAAGATTTAGTTGATAGGCCTTTTCCTTATACAGATGAAGGTGTAATGGCTTCAGAAGCTATAGAACAAGCTGTTACAAGATTATTCTATAGATGGGACGACAGTAGAGGAACATGGTTAGCTAGTGAATTTACAGTCGGCACAAATGATTTTGGAGATAAAGTTCCTGATCCTACAGGTAATGATTTTATTTGGAACTCGACAAATTCAACATGGAATGCTATATAATGTATTATGTCTAGATTTGTAAATGATAACTTAATTAGTAACAAAAAAATTTCTCAACCACCATTGGATAATGGTGGAGTTGTCGGACCAGACAACGACCCAACAAACACAGCAGCTGTTCCAGCTGTTCCAGGTGTTCCTACTAGCAATACTACTTATAACTCAGGATCAAACTATGCAGCTAACCCAAGAACAACTGAAGTTGATGTTCTTCTTGTTGGAGGCGGTGGAGGTTCTGGCGCTCACTGGGGTGGTGGCGGAGGCGGATCAGGTGTTATATATCGTCCAGGAATGCCTGTGTCAGGCGGAACAACTTATCCAATATCAGTAGGATCCGGTGCTCCTGGTCCCCCAGGTAATTTTAGCACTGGTGGCTCTGGTGGAGATAGTTCTGTTTTCGGTTTAACCGCTATTGGTGGTGGACACGGAGGTTGGAACCCAGGACCTAGTGGCGGTGCTGGAGGATGCGGTGGAGGAGGTGGTCCAAGTGGCGGATCAGGAACTCAACCCAGTAGACCAGGTGATTCAGGTAATTATGGATACGGAACTAATGGATATGCACCAGGACCAGGTGGAGGCGGCGGTGCCGGTTCTTCTGCAGGGACTAATGGTGGTAATGGAAAAGCTTTTCCAGGTACTCAATTTCCTGGAACTTATGGCGGCGGTGGAGCTGGCGGTGGAAACTCTGGTGGCCCTGGCGGCGGTGGTAATGGTAATAGCGGAGGAACTAACGGACTAGGTGGCGGCGGAGGTCGAGACCTTGGTGGCTCTGGTGGTAATGGAGTAGTTAAAATATATGTTCCAGCAGTATCTGCAATTCCTGCTGTCCCAGAAGACAAAGTTGCAAATGGTATTTGGGGAGTAAAAACACAATACTCATCTAGAGTGCAGGATATTTGGCCTACGTAATATAGACTTTACACTTATTACAGTGTACAAGTATTTTAATGAAAGAATATAGATCCAGTAAAGAAAGTCATATTGGAGGTTGGTATATAGATAAATCAATATGTGATAAACTTATTGATTATTTTAATTTAAACAAACATCTACATGTA